CCATTCGTAGGAACAGGTCTTGGTTCACAGCAAATGATGGAAACTTTTGGTTGGGGTAATTATTCACCGGGCGTATCATTTATGATGCAGCCAATGTACGATGATTTACTTCGTTTACAAGCTATTGAGTTCAACGACCAGATTCGTAAATCTCAATATTCATTTCAATTGATAAACAACCGTATTAAAATTTTCCCATTACCAACTTCGGGTGATTCTAATGTTAAGGTTTTCTTTGAATACACTTTGGATACTGAAGCAAACAATCCAATTGCAGCGTCAAATGTGGTTAGTGATTTCTCAAATGTTCCGTTTGAAAGATTGTCTTACACATCAATCAACTCCGCTGGTAGACAATGGATTACCAAATATACATTAGCATTGGCTAAAGAAGTTCTTGGTGCTGTTCGTGCAAAGTTCTCCGCTATTCCAATTCCAGGTGCGGACATTACTTTGGATGGTGGTGACCTTCGTTCGGAAGCAGCTGCTGAAAAAGAAGCACTATTAAGTCAACTCAAAGAAATGTTGGAAGCTACATCTAAAAAAGCTCTTATGGAAGCAAAGAGAGATGAGGCGGAGTTCCTTGAGTCTACACTTGCAAGAATCCCAAGACCAATTTACATAGGATAATAAAATGGCTTTATTTGGTGGACAACGAGATATGTCTTTATTCAGAACCTTGAATAAGGAACTCATTAACGATATTATTGACACCGAGGTATATTACTTTAAGTTGGTAGTAGATGAGTCAAACACTAATGTATATGGTGAAAGTGGTAAAAAAGTATACTACAATCCTGTAAAAATTCCTTGTTTAATTGAGTATGGTTCAAGAGAAGTTGTATCGGATGACTTTGGACAATATTACACAAGAACTGCTGAGTTTAGATTTTTGCGTGATAGTTTAAAAGATGATAAAGATATTTTTCCTCAAATTGGTGACATTGTTGAGTGGAACAACGAATACTTTATGATTGACAATGTAGCATCAAGTCAGTTCTTTGCCGGTAAAAATCCTGATACTTGGGATGGTGGTGAAGAGCAAGGTTACAATCTATCAATTGTATGTTCTGCTCATATGACTCGCCAGACTACTCTTAATTTGGTAGATAATCGTTTTGGTAATTCAAATAACACAACTAATACAATACCGGTAGGAATCTAATGGCAAATCGTTATAGAGTAGTTGACCCAAACAAGCCAGACTTGAGACAAACACAAAGTTCTACTCAAGATGACCCTGTATTGAATAAGGCAAATCAAGTTCGTAGGGATACGGATGATGTAAAGAATATTTCTATTGGTTTATATGACATTGACCTTGCATTTAAAGATTTCTTGGAAAAAGATGTAAAGCCGATGGTTGAAGAGAACGGACAATTAGTTCAAGTTCCGGTAATGTACGCAAATCCTGAAAAATGGAAGTCGGCTCAACGTGACCTCTTTATGAGAGATGATAATGGAATGATTTTAACACCTGTTATTGTATTCAAAAGAAACTCTCTATCACCAAACACCGATATGGCTAAGTTAAAAGTCATAAATGCAGAAGATGCAAACCAAATGTTTGAGAGAACATACACACGAGACAATAGATACGACCAATTTTCAGTTTTAACAGGTCAAAAACCATCTAAAGAATACTATTCAGTTGAAAAGCCGGATTATGTTAATGTGGAGTATTCAACTATTGTTTGGTGTGACTACCAAGAACAAGTAAACAAAATTGTAGAGCAGATTGTATTCTTCCAAGGTCGTTCTTTTGGTGATAGATACAAATTTATGGTGAAGGCTGACTCTTATACATTTGAAACACTACAAGAAGTAGGTGAAGACCGAATTGTAAAGTCAGAAATAACCCTACAAGTCAAAGCATACCTACTGCCGGAGTTTGCAGGTGTTAAGAACAACACAAGAAAAACTTATTCAGTTGGTAAAATTGTATGGAATGAGAGTTACGACTTGTAATTCCATATTTATACTATATTAAAACGATTTTATTATGGAAAAAACAGTTATATCACTTACCGAAGATGAAGTAAAGAAAATTAATGAGTTGCAGGGTGGTCTACTTCAGTCATTAGCCCGATTGGGTGAGATTGAAATTGAAAAGCTTCAACTTGAGGATGTTTACAAATCCTTAAACGAAGAAATCGACCAACTTGTAAGTCGTTACAATACTTTAAAAGAGAACGAGGGTAAACTCGCACAACAATTAAAAGAAAAATATGGTGAGGGTGTTATAGATTTAGAAAAAAACACATTCACCCCTAACCAATAATTATTGTGTTTCCCTAATTTTCTTGGTATTTATTAGTAAGGAAATTTCCAAAAATAGAACATTAGGAGAAAAATAATGGCTGAAAGAATTGTTAGTCCAGGTGTCTTCACAAGAGAAAAAGACCTCTCATTCCTTCCACAAGGTATTGGTGAGATTGGTGGCGCTCTTATCGGACAAACTATCAAGGGTCCTGCTTTTGTACCAACAAGAGTAGAATCATTTAATGAGTTCCAACAAAAATTTGGTGGTTTGACCGAAGATTCTTATCTTCCATATACCGCACAATCATACTTACAAGATGCTCCAAACGCAACTATCGTTAGAGTGTTGGGTGCAAGTGGTTACACCGCTTACCCACTTGCTTTGGTAATGTCTTCATCAAATGGTCAGAAAGTTGCTGCTGTATTACACCCAACAACTACTACATATGGTGGAACGTTTGAAGATTCTTCTATTTCGGAGGTTGCTGCTAGTGGATTGCATACTGCGTCTTTATTCTTATTAGATATTACCGGTAGTTCAGTATCAGAAACTATTGTTTCAGCTTCATTAAATCCAAGTTCAGAAAACTACTTTACTAAATTTTACGGATACGCTCCAAAATCTTCTAAAGTAGCTTACACTTATATGAACTTCTCATCATTCCAATCAGCATCGTTTGCTTTGGGTGTTGCTACTTCTTCTGTATCGGTTGTAACCGCATCGGTTGATTTGACTAATGAGTATTCACAAGCTACAACTCCTTGGATTAAATCTCAAAAAGTTGGTGGTGTTGCTACAAACTTATTTAAGGTTCACACTCTTTCTCACGGTAATGCTACAAACTACGAGTTCAAGGTAGGTATCCGTGATATCAAACCAGCATCTGAAGTTCCTGGTTCTGAATATGGAACATTCACTTTACAAGTTCGTAGAGTAGATACTTCTAAAATCCCTAACTCAATCTTTGGTACAAACGTTCAAGACGCTGACACAAGACCAAACATTGTAGAAGAATACACAGGTCTTAACCTTGACCCTAACTCACCAAACTACATCGCAAGAGTAATTGGTGACAAATGGATTACTGTTGACGCTGATGGTAAATTGAACACCAATGGTGACTACAACAACGCATCTGCTCATATTCGTGTTGAAATGGCTGATGATGTAACAAATGGTGCTATTGACTCAACACTCGTTCCTTTCGGATTCGCAGCATTGACTAACCCACTCAATAGTTCGTACACTTTACCAGACCCAACTTATGTTGTGTCTCAATCTTTAAGTGGTGTATCTAACACTAAAGTATTCCTTGGATACTCATACGACTTCTCTACAACTGACAACTTAAACTTCTTGTTACCTCTTGGTAGTACAACTGCTGTTGGTTCTGACTTTGACTTGGCTAATTGTCATTCTAATGGTTCTTCAATCACATTAACATCTGATGTTAACTATAAGAAATTTATGGTTCCATTCCAAGGTGGTTTTGATGGTTGGGAACCAAACCGAGTAGTTTACACCGGAACAAATATTGTTGCTGGTAACACTCAAGGTTTGGATTGTTCTTCCGCTACGGCTGCTGGTACTGTTGCTTTAAGAAAAGGTATCAACTCCATCTCTAACCCTGATGAGTTCGACATCAATATGGTAGTTCTTCCAGGTATCTTACATAGATTACACTCTTCAGTTACCACATTCGCAAAAGATATGTGTGAAGATAGACAAGATTGTTTCTATGTTATGGACGCTGGGGCATATGGTGACTCAAACGCAACGGTTGTAAACGCATTAACTTCGTTTGACTCTAACTATGTTGCTACTTACCACCCTTGGGTTAAAATCCTTGATACTGATAAAAACAAGCCAGTATGGGTTCCGCCAAGTGTTGTACTTCCTGGCGTGATTGCTTTCAACGATTCAGTTGCTGCTGAATGGTACGCTCCTGCTGGTTTGAATCGTGGTGGTTTAACTGATGTTATTGAAGTTAAAACTCGTTTGACTCACGCTGAAAGAGACACCCTTTACGAAGGTCGTGTAAACCCAATCGCTACATTCCCTGGCCAAGGTGCTACTGTATTTGGTCAAAAGACCTTACAAGCTAGACCATCCGCTTTGGATAGAATCAATGTTCGTAGATTGTTGATTGCTGTTAAGAAATACATCGCATCTTCTACAAGATACTTGGTGTTTGAACAAAACACGGCTGCTACAAGAAACCGCTTCTTGTCAATCGTAAATCCATACTTGGAATCAATCCAACAAAGAAATGGTTTATACACATTCCGTGTAGTAATGGATGAAACAAATAATACTCCAGATGTAATTGATAGAAACATCTTGGTAGGTGAGATTTACTTACAACCTACAAAGACTGCCGAATTCATTGTCTTGGACTTCAACATTCTTCCAACGGGTGCTGCATTCCCTGGGGCATAATTTGAAGAATGGTATATTTATAAGAAAGATTAGGAGAATTTAAATGGCAAACTTACTCACACCGCAGGAGATAATGTTCACAAACTTTGAACCGAAAATGTCAAACAGGTTCATTATGTATGTAGAAGGAATCCCAGCATATCTCATCAAGGCGGCTAATAGACCAGAAATCCAAAATGGTAAAGTGACTATTGACCATATCAACACTCGTAGATATGTAAAGGGTCGTTCTGAATGGCAAGACTTAACTATCAGTCTTTATGACGCGGTAGTTCCTTCAGCGGCTCAAGCAGTAATGGAGTGGGTTCGTTTGACTCACGAGTCTGTAACCGGTCGTGATGGATACTCTGATTTCTATAAAAAAGATATCACCTTCAACTCATTGGGTCCTGTTGGTGATAAGGTTGAAGAATGGACATTGAAAGGTGCTTATATTCAAAGTGCAAAGTTTTCTGATATGGATTACACAGGTGAAGATTTGGCTACTGTAGATTTAACATTGACTTACGATTACGCTATCTTACAATACTAATTTGAGATTGAAAATTGAAAGACCCCACTTCGGTGGGGTTTTTTGTTTTAAAAAGTTTTATTTCTATATTTATACATAGTTTAACCAAACGGAGATTAAAATGGCAAATATTGTTAGAAGAACCACAGACCACGTTGTTGATTGTGTAATGGAACTTGGAACATTAACATTGTTCGAAAACGAACCAGCAACATACACAGGTGTTGAAGGTTTTGTGTTAACCGATTGTCCATACACTACTGGTGGTGGATATGAAGTTCTTCACGTTGAAACTACTATTCCTGCTGATTGGGAAGGTGGCAAATATACTTTTGACAACGGTACTTGGTCGTTGGTATAATAAAATATAAAATAAGTTATGGCTCAAAATTTAAATGATGACTACGCAAATGAGAATGTAGTCGAACAATTGAGAAAAGAACACGAGATAAAGGAACTCAAAAACTATCAGTTTCCAACCGAAGTTATTGAGTTACCTTCTCGTGGTTTAATCTACCCATCAGACAACTCACTTTCAAGTGGTAAGGTTGAAATGAAATATATGACCGCAAAAGAAGAAGATATTCTTACAACGCAGTCATACATTAAAGATGGTTCGGTTCTTGACCGACTATTCCAATCTCTTATTATATCAAATGGTGAAGGTAAACCTATTAAGTATGTTGACTTATGTACAGGTGACAAAAACGCTATTATGATTGCTGCAAGAATCTTGGGATATGGTAAAGACTATGATGTAGAGGTTACTGACCCATTTACTGGTAAAAAGCAGAAAGAAACCATTGACCTCACTCAATTTGAAAACAAACCATATGATGGTTCTTCTCAAATTGCTCCAAATACTAACGAGTTTGAGTTCACTCTTCCACGTTCACAAAGAGTTGTAACCTTTATGGCTATGACCGAATCAAAAGAACGTAGAGTAAAACACCAAGTTGAAGAACTTAACAAGGCAAATCGTAAGTTGAAGGATGAGACATCACGAGAGTTAACCACTCGTTTAAAAACGATGATTCTTTCAGTTGATAGTGATACCGACCCAAAGTCAATTTCTCATTTTGTAGACAATGAGTTGTTTGCTGTGGATTCAAAAGCATTACGAAACTATATCAATGAAGTTGTCCCTGATATTGACTTGAATTGGGAGTTCATTTCAGAGGAAACTGGGGAGAGGAGGGAGATGATTCTACCGATGGATGCTAGCTTTTTTTGGCCTAACTCCTGAATATAGAAAACATCTTCATACTCACATTTTTGAATTGATTTTCCACGGAAATGGTGGATTTACTTTTAACGATGTTTACAATATGCCTGTATGGGCAAGATTGTTTTATATTGGTAAAATAATTGAATTCAAAAAAGAAGAAAAGCAAGCTCACGATAAAGAAGCTG